CGGAAACACCTACTTCGGTTCCACTTACGCCCTACGCAACTTTGCGCAGACAACCAGAACAACGGTTCACCTAGACAAGAAGATCGGCGGTGGCTACAACTACCCACCAGGGCACAGGCCAGACGCTCTATTCTCTATTACAAAGCGTGGAACAGCCGGCGCAGATCTACTAACAGTATCTAAAGGCAACTTCCAAGACCTTGACATTGCTGAAACTGGCGAGCCCATCGTCACCATCAAACGCCGCTTTGACGATCCTCTCGGAACCGACAACCAGAACCAAAACGGCTACTCAACCGGCAAAAACAGCCTACCGGCTGTCCTTTACAGTTCCTCAGCCGGAACAACCGGTTACAGATCCGAGACTACTGGAATCGAGTTTGCCGGCTTCCACAACGACTCTTACGGACCAGAATACGATGTTCCGATGCAGGGTCCGTTCTCCGACGCCCATGTCGGCGGTTACAGGCATCGCCACGAAGATCTTACCGGAGATCCTACTCTAACCTCCTCTACAACCAGAGCCGAGGCTTGGTACAGAAACGGCGCGAACTACTCATCTGCTGACTACAACTTTACAAGACCCTCTGCTTCTCCACAGTACCGCAGAGGCGAAGGTGTCAAGCGCCCACTAAACATCGAAAACATCCAGCACAGGACCGGCTCCAACACGATCCGCATGGGCAACTTCGACAAGCGTTACGAAGTTGTTATGACAAACTCTCGCAGAACAAATAACTCCCAGTTTGTTAAGAACGAGGGCTTCTCTACCGCCTCTGTGACCTCCGATGTTCTCGGCTATGTCGAAGCCCTTGTGGACTATGCAAAGCCCGTCAGAGCACGCACAGAGCACGTCATCGTCAACCGTTTCTCTGCTCCCGGCGGCCCAGAGACTGCTGGTGACGCACAGGGTGGTGCGGGACTTGATTACGTTTCTTCCGAGTTGAGCCCTTACAACAACCTAAACTACAGAAATCTAACGATCCGCCAGCCTCTCCGCACACTCCTTACCGAGCGCTCCGAGCAGTTTGGTCTTCGTTCTGGTTCAGCGGTTTCAGCCCTGGACTACACAAACGTCACGGCAAGTTTCCACAAAATCAACAGAAACGGCATAAAGCAGTTGGAGTCAAGTTCTGCCGGCGGCATTGTGACTTCTTCGGTGTTCGACAACTACTATGTCCAGCACATGATCCCGCAGTCCGACTTCCAATACACTTGGATCACAGCGTCTTATGTCTCCACAGTCGGCGACATCTACGGCTACCTTCCTTACGACGGCTTGGCATCCTCCTCAACGGGGCTCATTAGCGCAATCAACTTTGTTAGTGGTAGTGAGATCACTATTGCTGGGAGTTTTGTTGATTTTGTCAATACCAACACAATAATTGTCGATCCAATAAATACCTCTGATTTTACAACAGGCTATTCACTTCCTACTGATGTTGATGAATATGTTCCTGGGACATCGCTCGGAGCCCAGCGGAGTAAAGTCTTGAATGGACTTGTTGCTCACCGTGGAGGAGTATACGGCTACAACACTTGGAAGCAACAGAGGGTTGGCGAAGGCAGGCTCCCACGCTACTTCCGCGAAAACAACATCTACACCCACACGCCAAAGGTCGGTGAACCAATAACAGTGACGACTCCTGGCGGAACAACAACGGTTCCAGTCAGAAATAGAGCAACCTTGGCTGTCACACAGTCCTCTGTCGACGTTGCATTTAGGCCACTTTCCTACAAACTCGTCGTCAAAACGGGCGAAAACGACAGAGGCGAAGACATAAACTCGATCGCAGTTGTCAAAGCAAGTTTCGGAAACAACCTTGCGTTCTTCGAAGACTCCGACTTCAACGAGGCGATCGGGGCACAAATAGATTTCAGAGACACGCCTTACAGAACTCTCCTAAACCTCTACGGCAGAAAGAACAACCAAAACTCTTCACTTCCGATCAAGCGTCTTTCAGAACTCCGCTACTCAGAAGTTGTTTACCCATCCAGGGCAAACATCTACAGAGACATCATCCGAGGTAGAACAAGTTTTGAAAACAACTTCTGGCGTGATGCTCGTGCAGATCGTGTTACCAAGGGTGAGGCGAAGAAGCCAACAAACGTTGCGCAAGTTACAGTAAGCCAAAGCGCATGGGCATTAGATGCGCACATCAATTTTGTTTCTATTGCAGACACAGTTTTTTCTGGCGGTTTAGCAAGAAACAACGAAGACGGTTACAAGCCAGGAGAATTGCAAAACCTTTATGTGCACTTCCACGCAGGCACTTCTTCAAACGCTCAGCCAGGCTTGCTTTATTCCAGAAAACAGATCTATCCCTTAACTAGTGCTGTGGCCCCTGTGTGGGGTATGGAGATTCCAGAGATTGCAGCGTCATCAGATCCAAACCTTTTGCAGCCGAAATCAATGTTCCGTGGTGAAGCCCTCTGGGAAGCTGCTGCACAAGCCGGTGCTTACGAAGGAACGTCAAGCACATTCGTTTCTTCCGCAGCCAACCCGTTCTACGACGACTACGAGGCTTACTTTGCCGACATCAGAAGCAAGGGCAAGGACTACTCCATCATTCCAGAGTTCAGGATCTCCGAGCACATTGACTTCTACGATGCAAACTCCGACGACTTCCTCAAAGAAAACCAGAAACTATTCTCCATTTTCGGAACACCAACCGCTTCAACAGTTCCGCAGAACAGTTCAGAGGCTGACTTCTTCAAGGTCTTTACAAACTCAGACTTTATGAAGCATTTTGAACTCATAAAGAACGACCACGAAAGAATCGCAGATCCACACGCCATCACCTTGAAGTGCAAGGCAATCAAGAAGTTTGTTCCTTACGACGGCTTCTACCCTGCTGAAAGAACAACGGAGATGGTAGAACAGTTTATTCAAGATTATTCTGGTTCTGTAAATAAGATCAGCGGCGAAAACTTAGGAGAGGATGCTTCATTGAGAACGGTCTTAAAGCCGCTCTTTGCACCGGGCATTCTTTACAACACTATCAAGTCAGGAATCGCTGTTGATTATCCAATTTTGCAACAAGGGTTAACCCAACAGATCGGCACTAATACTCCAAAAAGAGGAGTGACTTATGATGCAACTTCATTCACTGCACAGGTTAATGAATTTATCACATCTGCCTCTTTCGCCATTATGTCAAGCACAAAACCAGAAAGTAGAAATGCCGTTTCTAGAGTAGTCGACCACTCAAGAGGCTGGGATAAGAGAATCCCATTCGAAGCAATAATTGATCCAGACAACTACCTTGCAAGCGTAAGAGTTGCTGATGACGAACCAAGCAACTGGGCAAGAATAAGAAGTGTCGTGTCATTTGACGGAACTGGCGGTTCAAAATACAAAAAGATGATTAACAACTTCTTTGCTGAGAGTGTAAATTTCTTCTTACCAAACGGACAACTTACAACATTAGAGTCTCTACCGCAAAGAGAGTTCAAAACAGTGACTCCTGGAGTGCCATACGGAATGAGAATCAAGATGTGGCGCTCTATGGACCAGCCACGCCTATTCAGTGGTTCTTGGGGTGATTTTGAGGTTCCACAGAACACTCCAGAGTCTGGTTCTACCGAGTCAAGAGCAGCAAGAGAAACCTTCACGATGTATAGTCGACCAGGCGCATTTGGTGTTCCGTTGGCGCTCTATGCGAGCGGTAACCACAACTTATGGCCTGGTGCAGACACGGTTCCAGGCACAAAATATGACTTCTCACCAGCAAATGGAATTTATGGATCACACACACCGCCTTATTATGACGGTGAATGTTGGTTTGACATTATTTTCTGGCCCCGGGGCGTAGAAACAGCACTAGAGCCCTCTCCACCACAAGTCTTCCAGTTTAAGGCAGATGAAACTGGTGAACAATACAGACCAACTCTAGATGAGATATTCGCTTCTCCACACGAATCAATTTTTTATGTCAGCGGAACTCAAAACAACAATGTCCCACTCGCCGGCTCTTTTACAAGAAAATGGCGATATGATCAGGAAGCTCTTAAAAACATCGCTGGCTCTTCTTACCACGTCAAGTCTTTCACAGGCGGCGCCGCGACGGTTCCATACGTTGGGCCAGCCTCTGGCCCGTTTATGAACGAGTGGGCAATGCAGCTTGATTCTTGCCTCAACATTTTCCGTAAGAATGCACGAGGAAACAAGTGGTCTATTCAGACAAAATTTGAGACACCAATGCTCAACTTTAATCACGTCAGTACGGGAAGTAACACGTTGACCGTAACCGATGATGCCGATGCGAATTCTTGTATCCCAAGAGGTATGTGGCACCAGTTTGGTCGCCTACCACTTGACGGCGAGGGTGTTTATCTACAAATTACTGACATTCCGACGCAATGGCTTGAAACTCACCCAAGCGCTACGCTAGTTCCCGATCTGGCTGGAACTATTTCTTCACTAAATAAGAGCCCTTATGTGAACAATGAGTCTGATGTCGCAACATATTTCAACGGCTATACTCTTCCGATCGGAACAGTTTCAGATGATGGTTCGTCTACTAGTTACATTAGACCAGAAGTCCAATCTCTTGTAGACATCTGCGGCTTTAGCACCGATCCGGTTAGAATTGGTGAGATTCGCGATCGCAAGTTCCTGAGAGAAGCTGTTGTAGCCGTTCCATTCAAGATCGTTGACGGAGAAAGAAAATTCTACAGAACATTTGATCCGAGACGACCAGAATCACGCATTTCCGGCAAGAGTTACAGAAACCTTGTTGATGCGATGCAAAGATATGTTTTCCCACCGACATTCGACTTCGTAAACAACCCAGAAGTCACACCGGTCTCAATGTATGTCTTTGAGTTCAAACACGAACTTACAAAGGACGATCTTTCCAAGATCTGGCAGAACGTCACGCCAAACATTGGCACAGAAGCACAGGCTTCTTTCGCAACAATAAGCCACGAACTTCTCGCAAACGAACTGCTTGGAGATATTGAAGAGGCCAATGCAGCAACCGCTGCAAACATTCCTTACGACGATATGGATAACCAGATCCAGTGGATGGTTTTCAAGGTCAAGCAAAGAGCCCGCAGCGACTATTTTGAGGATGTTGAGAACAAGGGCCGCTCAATGCCGTTCTACACCTACAACTGGCCTTACGACTTCTGCTCCCTTGTTGAACTTGCACAACTTGAAGTTTCCATGGACTTCAAGAAAATCCCAGACACAAGAAAGGTTCGCGCCAAGCGCGTCGATCTACCTGACGAGTTGGCTCTCCTTGACAGAGGCGCAGGAGCAGGCCGCGAAGGTACATTTGTTGGAGATGTAAGTGTATTCGCAGAAACAAGTCTTCGTCCAGACCTTGAAGGTACTGGTCGTTCTACCGCAACCTTCAACCAGGGCGGCGATGTTGTTGAACGAGGAGGCCCAACAATTCTCGGACCAGGAGGCGTTGTGGACGCTGAAACTGCTGCCTCACAAACCGCCGGCGGGATTATGGATACTCTAGAAGGTGGCCGTTCTGGAATAGCAGGAGTTAGAAACGACACAGTTGGAGGACCACAAGGTCAAGCACCCGGCACAAACAACCTTGGTGGCATAGGCGACCAGGACATAGACGGATAAAGGACTAAAAAATGAAGTTTTTTGACTCAAAAGAAGAAGTTTTAGATGTCCAAATAACCAAGTATGGTCGTCATATGCTCTCACAGGGCAGGTGGAAGCCGACCTACTATGCGTTTTTTGACGAAGGCGTTATGTATGACGCAAACTATGCCGGCATTACAACCGAAAATAAGAACTCCGCAGAGTCAAGAATCCAAGAGGACACTCCTTACCTAACCACGCAAACCAACTTTACGGGCCGTGAAGAATATTTGTTTGATGGTGTGGGCGATATCCAAGACAGGATGAGACTCGGTGTTTATGAAAAACTAAATGTTATGCCACAAAGCCTCGGCACAACAACGCTCGAATCAACAAAGACACCCGCCTACAAGATCCGCTTCCTTGAAGGCAGGATCCAGAACCTTGAAAACTCCCTAACCGGCAATGTTCGCACGGCAAATACAGGTTCATCCACAATAACCAACTATTCCCAGCAACTTCTCAACATCCCACAGATCGATCTTGACGTTGAGTTCAAGATCTCCACAGAGGAAGTCGGCTCAACTCCAAAGTTTGAGTTCGATCCAGCACTGACACAGGGCAGGACTTACCCAGACAACTACCAAGTTTTCGTTGGACCGGATCAACTTCTTTTCATCATCGAAGAAGAGAACGCCTCTTTTGACCACGAGAACTTTGAGATCGAGATCTTCGAAATAAAAGACGAAACTGGCAACCTCGGCGAGCCAGTCCTCGAACAACTTTCTTTCATCAAGCCAGTTCAGACAGTTGTTGACAACAAACTTATTGACGAAAGAAGAGCACAAATAATGGCAGGTCGTCCAAATGGTCAACTTCCAGAACTGGATCCTACTTACGTTGAATATTTCTTTGATGTCAATGTCGATTCCGAGATCGATCAAAACATCATTTGTCGCTCTCTCAAGAAGGTCAAGTCCAAAGACCTATTCAACGACATTGAGGTTAACTGCCCAGACCTTAGAACAGTTATTAACACGAACATTTACGGCACCGATGCTCTATCCGATAACTGTCCAGATTATTAGAAAGAAACTATTTACACCATAGGACACTAATCGATGGCAACAAGAGTAGATTTTTCAAGCGTATTTGACACTGTTCTCCCAAATGTTTACATTAGGAACGTGTCGCTTGCACACGCAAGTTTGGCCGATCCAAGGCGAGGTGTCGAATACGACGACGATCAAAACTACGTCTTCGAAAAGAACGAGTTTGGTAAAAGGTTTTTTCCAAACTTGCCTCCACAAGATGTCCAACTCATAGCAGAGGGCAAGTTTTTAGAAGTCAAGGCACAGATCGTCATCAAGGACTACTACCGAGACAACCAGAAGAGCCTATGGTTTGAAAATGACGAGGTTCTAAACCTTCTAAAACTCCGCGTCCTCCTAAGCACCAAGGCACAACTAACAGACGATCTTCGAAATAGAGGTCTTACAGAGAAAAACATTGAAGACTCAAAGGCAGAAGGCGGCCTAAAAGAGCAGATCATCTCACTCAAAAAAGTCCATAAAACAAGCCTTATGGACTTTCAGAAGCAAGAAATAGACGGGAGAACGGTTTACACTCTTACTTACGATGTTTCTTTTAAGGTTTACCGTCCAAACCCAAGACATGTTGCTATGTTCGCAGGAACCTTTATGGATCTGAACGAATATGCCAGAACAAGAGAATCACTAGCACAGTCAAGGAGACGTTTCCTTTATGGCAACTTCGCTGGTCAACTGCTCGTAAATAAAGGCGAACGTCCACTAAACTCAAATGTTTTCATCCAACCTGACGGAAAAGCCTGGGCTGGACCGGTTCACTTCCAACAAGAAACAAACTCTTTTATGGCCGGTGCTTTCCACAGCAGTCAGCCACATCCCCGCCTCGAAAGAAAGGTTATTGGGAACACAACAACGCTTGACTACCGCCTCCTAGACGGAGCAGAGGAAGCAACAACCCTCCTCCGACCCTACACACCACGCAGTCGTCGAAGAAGAAAGGCTATGTCGAGGCAAGAAGACTTCAAAAAGATTATGAAGTCCGCTTACATTTCAGAGCCAGAATACTCAACAAACCGTTTGGGCGAAGTCTTTATGACTTTCCACATAAACTTTGACAAGATCATAAAAGAAAAGACACAGTTTGGCGCCATTGCAGTCAAAGCAGATCCAGATGCTCTAAATGATATTCGAGGTCTAACTGAAATAAAAACAGTCAAGGTTTACAGAAACAGGGTAAAGAAAGGTTTCATACCAGGAACGTCAAACCTTGTGGATTTTGAAGACAGAACAGAGCTTATTGCCGAAGCCACAGGCGCACAACTAGACGACGGTTTGAGTGTTCCGCTTGAAAAAACAGTCAACTCTTACGACGAAGAAGCAAGAAAGATCACAGTCGGCCAAATAAGAGAAATAGACTTGCAGTATCGAGGCGCAGTCGGCATTAGAACCTTTGGCGTTTCGGATCTCGAAATGGACAGAAAGACAGACGGCCTCTATTCTTATTCAGTTGAGTTTGAGATGGTCGATGGAACAAAGGTCTTTGCGGTGCAAGAGTTGGACAAACTCATCCAGGCCAAGAACCTAATGATCGAATACCGCGATATGGCCTCCAAACCAGACAACACCGACGAAGAGACTGGTCTATTCACAGACGCTTTCCGCACCAGGGTCAACGAACTTTATGATGAACTCGCCCCAAGGGAAGCAACTGGCAGAAACAGAAGGGAACGACGCCAGGCAATCCGCCAGAGTTTCGTCAACCTTCCTTGGAATAATGCTGTCGCGGCCTACATTGATGTTCTAGGCAACGCAACGGCTTTCAGCAACAGGAACATCGCCGGCCTCTCAACTCTTCTCTATTCGCTTGTCAGGCCCGACACGGGAAGTGTCGAAGGCATCAACACAGTGATCGGTCTAATGGAAGCACTCGAAGCAAAAATGTCGAGCGCTCTTGGAAGAAAGGCTGTCCTTGTCAATGAGGTTGATTACGGCGACAGAACCAGGGCTTACAAAGGAAAACTGCCACAGAGAGATCTATTCATAGAAAAAAGGTTCCAAAAGATTTTCAACAGCAATGTTCAAAAAGATGTTGGTTTTGACTTCCTTGGAGACCTTGGATCCCGAGAGAACGCGGGACACCTCGAAATAACTGTCCAAGATATAAGAGGTCGTTTCGCAGACGAGAACAGAAAGTATTTCATCACCTCAGGTCTTGGTGGTGACTCACTCTTGCCAGAGGGACTAACCAAGGGTTTAGATCTGGAACCAAACTTCTTCTCTTTCCTAACACCAGCAAGAGCAAGGATGGGCAAGGGCGTCTCTCTTTCCACTCTACAAAAAGGAAACTCCATTTTAGACAAGGGCCAGTTTGACGTTATTTCTACAACTCGTCTCGCGATGAACCCACGAGCAGCAGCACCGAACAAAAAACTTAACACACCAGCAGATCCGAGCAGCAACATAGGGGAACTCATGCCGCCTGTGAACTTCTCGGTTGGTTTCAACCCCACGCTTTCAAACTTGTCAGAGGAAGACTACACTATTTCCACAGCGATGTCTCCCATTATGGCTGCTGCCGGCATCTCTATTACGACACCTACTTTGGCAAATGCAGAGAGGCTTTCTTTCACTGCTCTAGACGGCCAGACAGAAGAAAAAGAAGATGGTGTTGATCCCAAGGAGATTCTAGGCGACAACACGAACTTCTCCATTGACCCCTTGCCCAAGAAGGATGTGGACGAAGAGGAAAATCTAACACCAGAACCAAAGCAGCAGTTCAACGAACTTGAAAAGATCTTTGTTGGTGCGATGGTCGATTCGGAAGACAGCCTTTTTGATGGCAAGAAGCGGGCAACTATTGAAAAAATCTCAAACCCAAGAAGGATCTTCTCCAAGGATTTAGAAGTGGATGATGATTCTACTGCAAAGCAGGCAAGATTCTACAACGGACTTCCAAACCAAATCAAGTCACTTTTCCTAACACAGACACCATTGGCGAGAGTTAACTGGGTAGAAAGATACAGACAAACGGGTGAAGATATTCTAACAAGCCCCTCTTTGGCCAACTTCCTCTATTACAACTACAAGCACATAAACCGCATAGAAGTTCTTGTAGGTTTTGAAAAGGACGATCGAGGCGAACTACAAATCTCCAGACCAAAATATGAAAGACTAACAAGAAGACTTCTACAAGCATCACGGACTTTTGCAAGACCTTTATTGTGTCGTATGACACCATATTCTAATGCGAGGCTTGGGATGAGAAAGAGCAAGAAGTTGAGTATGACGGAGTATGATGAAAACTTTGTCATCATCCCAGACACCTCGCCGACTACAAACGTCGATGAAATCGCAGCAGAGACAGAGGCAGAAATAGAAGACTTTATTACGGAACTTCTTCCAGAAGATCCGACAACAACAGAACAGGGCGACGAACTATTTAGAAGTGTCCTTGTCGATCGTTTGACTGAATATTCAGAACTAAACTCAACAGGCAAGCGCTCCCTGAAGGTCGAGGTCGATAGAAGAATAATGATGGACGAGATCCCACCAGAGTTCCAAACAAACCTAGTTGTCTACCAGCCAAGAAACGTCACAAGAATCGGAACAAGTTTTGGTGATGATGGACAACCAAGAAGAACAGTCGTGGAAAGCAACGCAAGAGCGGCCTTGCAGCGCAGAGCAACAGGCACACCAGCAAGAACACAGACAGCACGAACCACGAGAACACCAAGTACAGGCGGAACTAGCGGAGGCGGTTACTGATGTCGACAAAGAAGATCACTATTGTCAACGAAGAACTTTTAGCAAGAGACGCAAGTTCAGATTTAGTTCGCGACCTTCACGCAGGACGTTGGGGAGTTTTTACAGGTGAAGGCATCAAGTATTCCCCAATAACAGACACTGACATCAAAATAGAAACTACGATCCTACCTCCATCAAGAGGACCAATAGACGACAGGCCGATTTCTCCAGGTACTTACCAAGCCTTACGAAAGCATACAGAAATGGTTGAGTTGGTTCAGAACTTACCATTGGACGAAAGAAGAACACCAGAGGACAATGCAAACTGGATCAGCCAAGTCGAGGGCCTTGTAGACATTGGCGTCCCCCATTATGACTTTGCAACCACAATGATCACAGAGCCAGTCGAAGAAGAAACCCAAAACTCAACAACTGACGAAGGCTCCCTAAAGCAAGGCGCAACTTTCCACTACAACTTCTTTGATAGAGAGTATGAAGACGAACTTGCAACGATCACGCAGCACTATTTCATACCAAACGTCTACCAAGATGTAGACCGCTTGGAAGCCAGAACAGAGCCAGGGGAAGAACCAGAATACGCCCTCCGTGCCCCGTTCAAGAGAAAACTAATAAGAAACAGACGACGCCCCGTCCAAAGTCTTTCAACAGTCAATCAAATAGTTCCAGCCGAGAACGGTGGAAAGTTTAGAGATTATTCACCAGATTTCTACCCAATGCACGCCCAAGTGGTCGTAAACACAAAGAGCGTCGGAGGCCGAAAGATTTCTTTGGCCCTCAAAGACTGTGCTGCCGAGATCAACCTAACAAGAGACCTTGAAGGCGTTGCAACCCCAGGTGCTCCAAGTTCTATTGCGAGAGAAAACATAACACTCTCAAGCACGATCATCAATGCCGATGGTGTCAGAGAAACCTTTTCTGAAGACATCGATGCAATAAAGACTGTTAACCTTGCACTATGGGGAGACGAAGACGCTCCTGGTTGGGTCAACGCAAATCCGGTTCCACCAGAGTTTTCATTCATTGGACCAGAAACCTACTCCTCAGCACAGTCATTATTTGGCTTGCCGTCTCTATTGGGCGCAAATGTTGCTCACCTTTACGATCGCCTAAGTGAGATCGCAACAGAGCACGGCAGAACGATGCAAGACATTATGAATGGTGTTCCTGCCTATTCAGAAACTGTCTTGTTCAAGGTCGAAAAGTTCCTCGGCCCAGTTAGTTCTATCACGACTTCCACACCAATAAAGACGTTCCATTTCTCAAACGCTGGCAGTATTGACATTGATAAGATTGAAAAAAGAATAAAAGTTGTTGACACGCAGGTCAAGTACGGCGAAACCTATTCTTATGTTGTTACGGCTTATCAGGCAGTTGTTGGATCAGCGTATCAATACGCCAACCTTACTATTTTAGAAGAGTCGCGCCCAAGAAGAGCATCGGTCACGACAGCGATTGAGACCATAATAAAACTTGTTGAAATCCCTCTTTATGTCTCTACTGGCGCGATTTACGATTACCCACCACTTGCCCCACAGGTCGAGTTCCTACCACTAATCGGATCTCCAAGAAAGTTAAAACTACACTTCCAAATGTCTTCTGGTTTTGAGGACCAAGTTCCAATAGCACTTAACCAAGCAGATCAGGATATTTTTGATCAAATGGCGATCAACCAAGGGCGAACAGTTGGAGGTCCATTGACATTTGGTTCAGACAATGCACCGGTCGCTTATGAGATCTACAGGGTAAACGAACCACCAGTTAGTTATGATGACTTCAATCGCAGAAGAATAGCCAGAGTCTCCACTCTTTCAAGCGATGCAAAAACGACAAGACAAGCATCCTCTGCTGCCTTTGTTTTAAACCAGGCTTTAAACCGCAAGTTCTACTACATGTTCAGAACTGTTGATTACCACGGCGGACTCTCAAACCCAAGCCCGGTTTTTGAAATCGAACTCCTTGGAGATACAGGAGTTAGTTTCCCAGTTATTCGTGAATATGAGTTTGGGCAAATAAGCCCCAAAACAGAGACAAAGATGGCAAGAAAGTTCGTTCAAATAACACCTCGAATCACACAAGCCATCGTAAACGAAGAGATTTCAGGACTACTTAATCCAGACGGAACTCTTGGAAACGCAAGAAATAACAGAGAGATCGTTCTTGGAGTAGAAGACGAAGCTTTATTCGGGCAGGATGCCTCTACATCACACGCGATTCGCAGAGGCAAGAGATTCAAAATAAGATTTACCTCGAAGACGACAGGAAAGAAAGTCGATTTGAACGTTTCTTTCAAAACAAAACGAGTTCGAGGCGAGACAGAATAGCATAAAACATTTTCATTACACTATTTATTAGTGAAACCTTCAGGAGACAACGAATGGGATTCCTAGATAATTCAGGCGACATTATCTTAGACGCTGTTTTAACCGACACTGGTCGTATGAGATTAGCAAAGGGCGACGGAAGTTTTAAGATTGTAAAGTTTGCCCTTGGCGATGACGAGATCAACTACGAGATCTACAACAAGAACGATAGTAGAGGCTCGGCCTACTACGACCTAGAGGTGCTACAGACACCAGTCCTAGAGGCGTTCACCGATAACGCTGCTTCTATGAAGTCAAAGTTAATCTCTATTCCAAGAAACAACCTACTTTACCTTCCGATCGTCAAACTAAACACAACATTTGACTCTTCTACCGCGAAGCATTCTTCAGGCGACTTTCTCATTGCAGTCGATACTGAGACCGAGGATGAATTGTTCACAGATGCTTCTGGTGTCTCTATCGACGGCGTTCTCATGGGTGAGACACCAACCCGCTCTGGCAACCGCATTCGCCTCGACCAAGGACTAGACACAACTGAGATTTCGCCTGCTCGTGCTCTAGACCCGCTTCTACTTGAGACACAGTACGCCATCGAAATCGACAACCGTCTTGGAAGCATCGTTGAACAAACAGATGGTGTTAAAGCTTCTGTCTCCTTTGTTGATGATGATTCAATCGCCACCTACTACCTCTCAAGGGGCACAGACAACGAGTTCGTAATGGATATTCAGGACACCAGCGAAAACACTTCTGCTGGTTCTATCAAGGGTCCGAGAGGTACAAAGCTTGTCTTCAAGGTTCAGTCTTCACTTGAATTAAACACAAGTGATTATCTTTTTGATACCATAGGAACAACAGATTCCACAATTGCAAGTAAGTCTGGTGTTGCGGGGACAGTAAGCTTTAAAACAATCAAGTCCACTATTCGCGTAACCGGCGTGAATACTGGTTATCGTATCGACATTCCGGTCAAGTTCGTCAAGAAAGTATAAAGGATAGGATAACATAATGGCTACAACATTTAAGAATTTCTTAAGCAACGACCTAGCAAACACAAGAACGCTTCTTCACGAGGCTATTCCGATCACTGGTTCTATCGTTTCTGGAACTTACGCAAGCGACGGAAACATCAAGACCTACGGTCACGGAATGTTCAAGAGTGTCTACGACTACCCTTACCTATCCTCTTCTGCTAACCACATCTTCGACATCACCGCTGGATACGCCAACGCCTCTGCCCTTTCTGGCGCAAGCAACACGCAGAACGCCAAGAAGATCAATCTTTACAACCAGATGGCCCAGTATCTTGTCGGCTACGACGACACAGGCAGCATCAAACAGTTCACGATGCCAACTGACGGCACGGTAATGAACGACTGCTTCTTTGTTCCATTTGCTCGCCTCCTTTCCAAAGACGAGATTAAGAAGGGTTCTGTAACACTTGAGTTTGGTATGTCCTCTTCTTTCGCACAAGACGGCACAACGCACACTATTCGTGGACAACTTATTGACTATTCCGGTTCTAACGGATATTATGTTGATTCACCAGCCGGCGAGTACGGCGTTCTTTATGGAACATCTTCTGCTCTCGGCACAGCAACAAGAGTGTTCGACGCCGAAACACTTGGCAATGCATCAACTATGCCAGCAATTGGGCTAGTCTATTATCAAGCAGGTATTGCTGTTGTATCGGCTTCTCTTCTAAATTCCACCAACAGAGGGGGCGCCCTATTAGCTTTCGGAAGTGGTGGCCCCGGTGACTTGTCACTTGGGTCAACTTTTGGTCAAACTGGTTTTGATGCCATCACAGGCTCAACGCTTGACACCTTCTCGGCCGGCATTCTAAACCGAGTTTACAACGTCTCATTCAACAACACGACCGAACTAAACTCAACTATCTACTTCTGCCGCGCAAGCCACAGTGACTTCAATTACAGTTCCAACCCGACCTACCTAAGTGGAAGCAAGATCCGCGTCAAGACTCGTTCAGAGGACGCTCCTGTTTCTTACATTACGACGGTTGGTCTTTATTCCGCAGACAACGAACTTCTTGCTGTTGCCAAACTTTCCGAGCCGCTTCGCAAGGATCCAACAAACGAGATTACACTTCGCGTAAGGCTAGACTACTAAGGGGGTGCTACGATGCCTCTCTACAAGTTTGGGGCGGGTGATGTTTTTTACAACCAGATAAAGGCACACCCAAGTAGTTCCTTCTTCGTTTACAACGGCAAGATCTATTACAACGACAAGGCAACGGAACCCGGCGCTAATGTAAGCAATGTCGGCGGTGTTCCAACTGGCCACGTCAGTCTTTATGAAATGAACGTTGACCGTGTTGCTGCGTCAACTGGTCGCTTCATCGGCGGCTCGTCTTCCATCTCAGGCGAGAACGTAGACGACACAGGACTTATTTACCCATTTGTCTACAAGGGCTTCGATAAGGTTGCTTTCAAAACCATAAAGCGAAGAAACTTCGTCCACGACTATTCAAACGGAGATGTGATAACAGGAAGTTATCAAATGTCTGCGTCCATCGTCCGCTCCTTCTACGACTCAGGAGACGGCTTCTTTGGCTCCAACCTAACAGGAAGCGCCATAAAGAACTCCCTTGACTATGCTGCCCGTTTGGGCCAACATTACATCTTCGCCTCTGGTGCTACGGAAGTCGTCAACCTTATTGACATTCCTTCTATTTTCTATGGATCTGAAATCAAAAAGGGCTCTGTTGTCCTTGACCTCTACATCACCGGCACACTTGCGGCAAGGCTAACGGACAAGTTCTACAATGGAGCCCTCGTCCAAGAGTCAGGCACCTACGCCTCAGCAAACGACGGCCAGATCGCAGGCGTCGTCCTCTACAACGAGGGTCTTATTCTTCTAACTGGATCCTGGGCTTTGGATGCCACGCTTGAATTAGAAGACAGAAACTACTTGGGAACAGACATAGTGTCTGACATCTCTTGGAAACATTTTGCTCTTGGTGCAAACTCTTTTTACAGCGCGTCTGTTTCCAACTCTTCTGCCTCTTATTCACTCAACTTCGCAGGAACAAACAAGATCCCAACGGTCACGATGTTGGCAAATGCTAACCGAGGCGAACTAAATTTCACAAACAACCCGACCTACATTGAATACGGCCAGATCCCCTACCACCCAACCACAGGCTCCAACTTCTACAAAGAGCAGCCGCTAACCATCAAAAACATCCACTCCTCCTCTTACACAGATCCAACTGGCTCTCTCAAAAAAACAACATACATCACCAAGATCGGCATTTATGACGAAGACAAGAAGCTCATTGGCATCGCCTCTGTTGCAAAGCCAGTGAAGAAACTTGAAGACCGAGACTTGACATTTAAACTAAAACTTGATATGTGATAGTATGCTTTTAGGTTTAGACATTTCAACAAGCATCACGGGCTACACTTTATTAAACGAAGACAAGATAGTCCTAAATGGTGCTTGGGACACAAGAAAGTTTAATGACTTTTTTGACAAAGCAAGATTCGTGCAAGAGGGTTTAGATGAGATTTTTAAGAAATATGGAAGCGAGATTGAATCAGTATATATTGAACAGTCGCTACAATCGTTCCGTTCAGGTTTCTCTTCTGCGAAAACAATTTCAACTCTTGCTCGTTTTAACGGCATCGTGTCTTGGCTTGTTTTTGATCAACTACAGATTAAGCCAGAATACATCGCGGCTACGTCTGCCAGGAAACTTTGTGGGATTAAAATACCCAAGGGCGAAAAGGCTAAACCAGTCGTCCTAAAATTTCTCCTTGACTCCGAGCCCCAGTTCAGCATAGAATACACTAGGCAGGGCAACCCAAAGCCAGAGTCCTACGACCGAGCGGACTCACTTGTTGTTGCCAAAGCGGGGGTTATATGCGAGAGGAAAAAGAGAAAATCATAAAGTCGGTTCTTGGCCGGAACTATTCATCCGGTAAAGAACTGCTTTTTCATTGCCCTTTCTGCAACCACCACAAGAAAAAGCTGTCCGTCAATGTCGACAAGGGTGTGTTCAAGTGTTGGATTTGTGACAAGTCCGGCTCCAGTCTTGGCTACCTTATTAATAAGTTTGGTTCAAGCAAGGACCGCGAGCATTGGAAGAAGTTTGAAACGTCTGTTGATGTATCTTCTTATGAAGACCTCTTCTCGCCCCCTGACGAGCCCGTGGAGCAACGCATCGACTTGCCCAAGGAGTTCGTCTCCCTAACAGGCAAGACGACCCACAAGGGCCATTTCCCCGCCCTACGCTACCTTAAAGAACGAGGCATCACCCGCGACGACATTATGCGGTGGAAGATCGGCTATTGCGCCGATGGCGAGTTTGCTGGAAGGATCATCATCCCATCTTTCAATAAGGACGGGTGGGTTGATTATTATGTTGCTCGCTCTTGGGGTTTTGAGTGGCCACGCTACAAGAACCCTCCCATCAGCCGAGACATTATTTTCAACGAACTTTACCTAAATTGGGACGAAGAAGTAGTTATTGTAGAAGGCGTTTTTGACGCAATAAAGGCTGGTAATGCTATTCCTCTACTTGGATCCACGCTTCGTGAGGGTTCTGTTATTTTTGAGGCCCTTGTTAAGAATAATGCAAGGGTTCTATTGGCTCTTGACGCTGACGCCCAAAGGAAGAGCCAATCGATCGCTCGCATCCTTTCTTTTTACGGAATAGAAACTTATGCTATTGATACGACTGGCTTTGAAGATGTTGGAGCGATGCCTAAAGACGAGTTCAAGGTTCGCAAGGAAAACGCTTCTTTTAATGGAAAAGACAACTATTTATTGGAGAAACTGCTTTCGATCTAAGGGAAGCGCAAAGGAGAAAGATTTATGAAGATCACAAAGTCAGAACTCAGAAAGATCATCAAGGAAGAGTTGGCAAACACACTTTCTGAAGTGGGCACCATTGAGCCTTATGTCGGCCCGCAACCGAAAAATAAGAGAAACTATGCAAAACTTCTAATGCGCATTGCTCCACTTGAGGGCTTGGGCGATCAGATCAGAAAGAAGCTTGGTTTTAACCAGAAAGAATATGAAAACTGCGCAGATCCGCGATACAAGACAAGATTCGTAGAAGGCGAACAGTGGGAATCCACCAAGGCAAAGGTTGGTCTTGCGCTTAGGCGTCTTCCTACTGCGGCCAAGCAGAGCATCATGTATGACGAGATCATGGGTCGTCTTGCCCAAGACAAGCTAGATCGTTGTGAAATCTATGATTTTACATCTGCTTTTGACGAACTATATGTTGAGTTAGAGGGCTTGGCAAAGGATGGAGATCTATGAAGATCACGAAGGCGCAACTTAGAAATTTTATCAAGGAAGAGTTAGCCTCCAATCTGTCAGAAGCCGATGTCCTTGACTTCCCAGGAGACAGGGTAAGTCCTGGTGCTTCCGGTGAAGGCGAAGGCGAGGTTGTCCCTCTTAAAAAGGACGAACCAGCCGGTCTTACTCTTACGGATAAAGAAATGGCAATAGGCGTCTATGGCATGGTTCTTGGCTTCCTTATTGGAACAAAGGCTCGTCGCGATGTTGATATTGAGGAGATCCAGGGTGGGAACCCAGAACTTTTCCAGGCGCTTATAAATGCCGTTGCGGCAGATCAGATCGCATTTGCACAAGACTGGATGAACATGCCCGAGGGCGAATTTAGAGCGAAGCATTTACCAGGCTTCTAAAGGAATAGAACTATGAAGATTACAAAGACACAACTCCGTCAGATCATCAAGGAAGAGCTTGACGCCACTATGGAAGAAGGAATGTTCGGAGATTTGGGTGCTAAAATCTCAGCCGGAATCAAAGAAATTCTTATGTTCCCTACTAATCTAGTAGCTGCTGGCATGTTGGTTTACCTTGACACTGTGGCACCAAGAAACGACATTGACATAAAAGAACTAGCAAATGATAACGCAGCGATGGACGCATTCCTTAAGAATCTCACTTCAGGTAATGGGAAAGCATTCGGCAGCCAGCTTGCAAAAGATTGGACAAACTCAAGAATGAGCAAAGATGAGATTATGTCTAAGTATTTCTCATCTAGTGAAGCTTGATCTCAACTGATCTAACAGACTAGTAAGGAAACAAGACTATGAAATTTACAAAGACACAACTCCGTCAGATCATCAAGGAAGAGTTAGAAACTCTACAAGAAGACGGACACGAAGATGTTTCTTCGGCAGTCAGAAAACTAAAGACCTCTATTGAGGACGCCACAGAGATCCTACAAGGTCTTCAAGCCCACCAGGGCGATCTTCCTTCTTGGTGGATGAGCAAGGTAACACTTGCTTCTGACTACCTAAACAAGTGCCGTGATTATTTTCTTGTTTCCGGCGAAGTGATGGAAGAAGAAGTCGTTGATGAAAAGATAGAAAAGGCTGACGGAGGTTATTTCGTGACCTCCAAGTCAGGGAAGCGTCTTTCAAAGAAGCCGCACGAAACAAAGAAAGCCGCCCTCGCTCAGTTGGGCGCTGTTGAAGCCAGCAAGGCAAGGAGAGGCAAATGAAAATAACAAAGACTAGACTAAAAGAGATCATCAAGGAAGAACTTGATATGATGAGCGAGGGCAGCGAAGTTGATGCGATCCTTGCTATGCTCGATCCAGAGACGCTTAGCGCCATTAAGATCGTCGCCCAGGCAGCAGGAAAGATGGCTCCTGGCGCTGCTGGTGTCGCTGCAACCACTTTTGCTGTGGATCAACTAAGGCAAGCGGTAAGCAAGATCAAGGGTGGCAAGCCCGAGGGTGAAGAAAACGCTTGACAAGCCCAGCCCCTTGTGCTACATTATAATAGTCTGAGGGGTTAGACTTTTGAAAATCGCGCATATCGCGGACAATAATAGGGCACATAGCGGACACAAAACTATTTACTATAGTAAGGAGTGTTTGCTATGGCTTTAATTTATATGGTTCTCTTTCCAAACGGCAAGAAGTATATTGGAAAGACTGAACGCGAGTTATCCGATCGCATGAAAGAACATAAACACCATTCCAAGAATTCAAATCGGCCCCTTTATAACGCAATAAGAAAATATGGTTGGGACAATTTGGAATGGATAGTGCTTGACAAGGACGACAATTTTGATTACATTAACAGTAGAGAAAGGGCTCTAATAGACGAGCACGGCTGCCTTAAGCGAGAAAATGGGTACAACTTGCGAGAAGGTGGAGACGGAGGTCGCCACGCCCAAGACACAAAAGATAAAATTTCTATTTCTAATGCTGGTGAGAAGAATGGTATGTTTGGCCGAAAAGCGTGGAATAGTGGAAAGAATTTATCTAAACAACACATAGAGAGACTGCGTGAAGCACACAAGGGGCAAATACCTTGGAACAAGGGAAAGAAGTTGCCACCAAAAGGCCCGCGAAACGAAGAAACAAAGAACAAAATAAGTAAAGCGAATAGTGGGGAGAATAACGGACAAGCAAAATTGACTTGTGAAAAAGTAATAGAGATAAGAGAAGCATATTCTAATGGCGGTTTAACTCAACGCCAATTGGCAGAAAAATATAGAGTATCTCAATCCGTAATAAACGGCATAGTAAATAATAAAACCTGGAGGAACTGTGGGGATTAGAGTTGCGCACCTGGCTGACACACATATACGGAATTACAAGTATCACAAAGAGTACCGAGTCATTTTTGACCAGATCTTTGACCGCTTACGAGAAGAGCAGGTCGATCTGATCGTCCATTGCGGAGACTTGGCTCACACAAAGACACAGTTGTCGCCAGAGTATTTTGACCTTGCGACACACTTCCTTAAGAACCTTGCCGACATTGCCCCAACCTACATCATTTTGGGCAACCACGACGGCAACCTTAAGAACGAGCACCGACAGGACGCCATCACGCCCATCGCAAATGCGTTGGCACATAACAACCTTCACCTTCTAAAGAACGCAGGCGAGGTTGTTGTTGGTGATGTTGCCCTAAATGTTCTTTCTGTCTTTGACGAAGACAACTGGGTGAAGCCATCCGATCCTTCCCGCATCAACATTGCC